TCAGGCTCACTATAATACCATTGGTAAGTGGGGAGAACTGATGTTCTCTAACCCAGTTCCTATGATTAAGTTTGCCAAAGCATTTGACTCTCTTACAAAAGAAGGCTCAAACGTAATCTACGATCTTACAAATGTAACTTATGATGACAACCAAGGATTCTTTTACAAAGATGAGATGTCTGAGGATCTAAAGTTTAAGATGCCTCTTGTTGGTTCTGTTATCGGTGCTCTTGCTGGTAAAAATATTAATACAAAAGATGCTCTACAGATAACTTCACCAATACAGTCTTTGAACCTTGCATTTGGTTCTGTTAACCCTATATCTCCTGGCATGGGACCTGCTATGGTCGCTGCCTATACAATGAGTGGACGAGATAAGGCATTTGGTCCAGTAGATGACTTGCTTAGAGATATTGTTACACCGTTTGGTGAGCCTAAGGGCGTAGAAGATATCATCTTCCCAGCATGGGCAAAGAAAATATTCAATGCTTTCCTTGCAGATGATGCAACTACACAGCGTGGAGTTAAAGACTGGGCTTCTTACCTAGCCTCTACGGGTGACTACGGTGATAATCCATTCGCTAATGACAATGCAAGAAATCAACTATTCAGCGATGCTGAAAATATTTCTAAGTGGGCAAATGTTTTGGGTGCTATATTCCAGAGTATCTCTCCAGCAACCCCTATCCAAGAGGTTCTGCTAAGCATTAAGAATCCTAACAACAAGCAAAACTTTATGACCATGACAATGCTTTATAAAGAGTGGGATACACTCAAGAAGCGTTATCCTGGCGATAATGGCACAGCAGCATCTAAGTTTGCCGAGAAGTTTGGTCACAAGAATATCCTAGTTGCAATCAGCAACACTACACCAGGAACCTCTGGTACAGCCGATGCTTGGACATTCTTGAATAACAACCCAGATGCAGTCAGTAAATATGCTACACCTGCTGGAGATGTCATTCCTTACTTCTTCCCTGGCGGAGAGTATGCAATAAAGTATACTAACTGGCAGAAAAAGATGGGTGCTCGTCGTCAGATGTCTAGCGCAGAGATATCACAAGAGGCAGAAGGCATGGTTTACTCCATGCTCAAGAGCCAGATTGCCGAGCAACAGATTGCTGGTCGTTACACCGATTTCTGGTATAACGAGCAGATTGCTATCTTGAATAAGCAATTTGGTGGTGCTAGACCAGTAGATGCTATCGTAACTGGAGTTCAGGATGAGAAAATAGCAACAATTGGTCGGGCTATTGAAGATCCGATATTCAAGTCATCTTCCGTCTATGAAGAAACAGTTACATTCTACAAGCAGTTCGATGAGTTTAGAAAACTTCTTAATGACTTCAAGGTTTCAAACTATGCAGAACTATCATCTAAGGGCGGAGTTCAAACACTTATGCGTAATGAACTTGTTGCTCTAGGAGAAACATTAATGTCTAACAATCCTGAATTCTCCCGTATGTACTACGGTGTATTCGCTGGTATATTAAGAGAGGCTGAATAATGGCAGGAAAATATGTAGGATCTATGTTCGTTCCTGACACACCATCTGCATCATCTAAGACGCAACAAGAGGCTGCAGGAATCCTTGGCTTATACAGCGATCCAAAAAACCCTTTTGTACTATTTGCTCAGGAAACTGACCCAGTAAGAAAAGCAGGGTATCTTATGGATATCCAAAGAACAATGGGTGCAGACTTTGTTGAAATGCAAAACTTGCTTCGCAAGGGTGGATTAAGCAAGTCGACAACACCTCTAGGAGTTGGAGTAGTTGGAGTAGACGAATCCGCTGCTATTGAGAAGATTATTCTTAGATCTATAGAAAGCCAACTGCTTCCCCTTGATTTCCTAAAAGCCTATAACAGCACTGTTAAGCCAAAGGCTGGCCCTGCTCAGCCAGATATGACCACACAGTATACCAAGCAGATCCAAACAGCACTTCAATTTAAGGATCTTGGCGATGCTCGCCAGTATTACAACAATGCCTACTTCACAGCATTTGGTCAGTGGCCAGCCCCAGAACTAGATAATAAGTTTCAGACTGCGTGGAACACACAGGTCAAGCAACAGAATCAGCCTACAACCACAAACAATGTAACCGAAAAGGGCTACCAATACGATACTAAAAGCAAGCCAGTTATTGACCCAAAAACTGGTAAGCAAAAAGTTGATAAACTTGGCCAGAAGATATATTCTGTAAGACTTAAAAACGACCAAGGTCAGTATCTTACAAAAAGTAAAGTTGTTGGAACATCCACATCACAGGGCGAAGGATTCACCCCAGAAGAGCAAACAGAGTTCCTTGCTGACTTCCTTGTAGCAAACTTTCCAGCAGCAAAGTGGAATGTAGAAGATATTGGTGGTTCTGCAAAGACCATTTTTAATACAATCAAAGCATACCACGAAGGAAACTACGATTCTGTTCCTGACTTTGCTGCCGTTTCTCCGCTTATCAAGAATCTTCTATCTAATCCTGATGAGAAGGTTCAAAACGAGATCTACAATCAGTATATATCAGAGATTCAGGCTAAGTCTGGCAATCGTTTTATGGCAATCAAGCCTTATCTAAAGGCTGGTGAAACCGCCAACAAGTATGTTGCTCCAGTGCTACAGCAGTTATCTGCTGGCCTTGAGACCAACATTGGAATTAAGGATGATCTCGCTCTAATGGTACTTAACTTTAAGGACGAAAAGGGAGAGTACAGATTGCCTAATGAGTTTGAAATGCAGAATATTATTAAGAGCGACAAGCGCTATGAAAGTACATCAACAGCAATTAATACAGCAGTCAACATGGCTCAGTCACTAAAGAATGCGTTAGGTTAATAATGGCATACACAAGGGCAGAATGGAACAAGCGCCAAGCAAAACTTCCAGAAGAGGATAGAACCTCCTATGAGACATATCTTTCTTTTCAATCACCCACACCTGAACCTAAACCTGCGGAAACTTCTGCACCTACTGCAGAGGTAAATCCAATTGCTGCTGCTATACCCGTTGCTGGAGTTGTAAACACTCCTAGGAATCCTAAACCTAAACCAAACTCAGCAGCAACAATGCCTCCTACAATGACTCCTACACCAAAGCCTGCAAAACCGCCATCTGATTCTTATACACAATTTGGACCATTTGGTGGTGTATCATCTGGAGCGGTTGCTGGTGTTCTTGCTCCTGGTGGTTACAACGACAATGGAGACCCTACGGATATACAGGGCAATGAGTTTACAGGTGCTCAACCCTTTTTAGAAGCAATTGGACAAACACTTGCAGATCTATACATCTCTCAGGGACTTAACGCTGACGGAAGTACAATAGTAGATCCAATAATTCCAAAGAAAGAGGAAAAGGAAGATCCAGATCCTCTTCGCAATCCAGATATACAACCAGATTCTCCAGATGGATTTGAATATATATGGACTGATGGTATCTGGAAATTATATCCAGTTAAAAATAATGGCGGTGGTGGCGGTAGTGCAGGTGATGATAAACCAGCAGTTGATCTTACAGCAACTCCATCTACAAGCGTAGATGTGCTCAAGGCTTTGCTTCGTGCACAGGGATTTTCAGATAAAATACTTGATTCCTCAACATCTTATCTTAACTCACTACTTAAAGATAACATTGACTATGATAATGCTATTACCTTGTTTCTTAACACCAAGGAATATACGCTTAAAAATGGAACTAAGTTAACCTCCCCATTTTACACAGAATATGGATACCTAAACGAAGGTCTTGCAAATCCAAAAGATGCAGGTGAACTATTTAATGCTGTCGAAGGATACAGAGGACTCCAGCAGAAGTACGGTTTCAGCGATAAGTATCTAAGCCAAGAGGCACTCAAGAACTATGTAAAGAATAACGTTACAGTCCTTGATCTTGATGAACGCGCTAATACTGCTCGTTTGGCTGCCATACAGGCAGACACTGCCAAGACAGATGCACTCGTTGCTCTGGGATATATCGCTAGCAAAGAAGGTCTACAAGACTTCTATCTTGATCCTAAAATTGGCAAAGAACAACTAGAAAGCAACAGAAATACAGGAGCATTCGTAGCAGAAGCGATTCGTCGCGCTGGCACAGGCATCTCTTCACAACCTGGTCAGATTGAAGGCATGAAGGCTCTTGCTGCTTCTCTTACTGAGAAGGGCTACTCAGAGGCTCAGATTTCACAACTTGCATCTACAGGTTTCGAAGAAATAGGAAGAACTCTTCAACCTCTTACTAAACTTGAATCTATCTACGGAGTCAATGCTGACAAAGATGCTATCCAGAAGCAACTACAAGCAGAACAATTCCAAGGAACAGAATCACAACTACGCAAGAAACGCAAAGAACAAGAAGAACTTGCGTTCCAACGTAAGAGTGGAACTTTTGGAGCAGGCCGTGGATATGGTGGCTCACTAGGAACACGTTCCACAACAGGAGCAATATAAAAGAATCCCATTGGACCTGTCGGCCCCAATGGCGTAATAAGACCGATAGTACGAGCCAAGATGGATCCCCATCCACACTTGAGGCGTATGCCAACTACTAACAAGGGAGAGGTTGCTATGAGCAACAACCGCGACAACATCAACTGGGACTTCGATGACGAAGATGACGAGGATAATACCCCGACATACGACACCGATACCGATCTAGTAAAGAAACTCCGCAAAGCACTAAAGGCCGAGCAGCGCAGAGCAAAAGAACTAGAAACTAACCTAGGAGAACTGAGCAAGGCTCAGAAAGAGCGGATACTAAAGGATGTATTTACATCCCGTGGCGTTAATCCAAAAATTGCTGCATTCGTTCCAAATGACATCGAAGCATCAGAGGAAGCAATTTCCTTATGGATCGAGGAGCATGCCGATGTATTCGGTATTCAAAATGATGCTCCAAAAGTATCTAAAGAAGATATTGCTTCAATGCAGAAGATAAACAATGTGTTAACTAATGCAGAAGCGCCTGGATACTCAGATGATATTGCAAACCGCCTAGCGGGTGCAGATTCTGAGGAAGAAATCCTAACAATCCTCAGCGGTCAATAACAACCGCTTTCCAACTAATCAGAAAGGAGATATCTCCAAATGGCAGATATCTTTACCACTACAACCTCTGGTTTAGGTTCCAATCTTGTAACTTTGGCGTACGATAAGTTAATCGAAATTAACCTTCGTTCAACACCACAGTTCCGCGCAATCGCGGACAAGAAGATCGGAAGCCCAACCCACGACGGTTCTTCAATCCGTTTCCAGTTCCACAACGATATTGCTGACACCTCAATCGCAGGTGCAACACTCGCTGAAACTGTAGACCCAGATGCAGTAGCACTACCAGCAACCACAACTCTTGATGTCACACAGCAAGAACTTGGTCGCGTAGTACTCCCAACACGCAAGTTGGCACTTATGTCACTTGCTGATGTTGATCCATGGATTGCTAACGCAGTTGCGTTCAACATGGCAACAACACTAGACAACGGTATTGCCGCTGTTCTAGATGCAGGAACAAACGTCATCCGTGAATCAGGCGGAGCACTTTCAACAACTGCTGCTAAGTCAACAATTGACTCAACAGACACATTCAAGGGACGCGACGTACGTTACGCAGTAACAAAGTTGCGCGCTGCAAATGTTCTCACACGTGGAGGAATGTATGTTTCATACATCCACCCAGAAGTTTCACACGATCTCCGCACAGAGACAGGAAACAACATCTGGCGTACACCACATGAGTACCAGAATGTCGGGCCACTCCTTGCAGGAGAACTCGGCGCATGGGAAGGTGTCCGTTTCATCGAGACACCACGCATGACCAACACTATCTCAGGTAAGGCTCTAACAGCACTTGCTACTGCTCCTGCAGTAAGCGGAGTTTCAGGTGAGTTCACAATCGTTGCAGCAAACGCTGCTTTCGGTGGTCTTGCTGAGGTTGGAGATGCTATCTCTGGTACAAACGTAGGCACTGGTGCTTTAATCACAGCAATCTCAGTTGGTACAACAAACACTACATTCACAGTGTCTGTTGCTAACTCAGGAACTGTTGGAACAAA